AGATGGGATTGGCCTTTATACTACAAGATAGCTGATGCTATGAAGCAAGCAGCAAAAGAATTAGAAATAGACATGGATTGGGGAGGAGATTGGAAATCCTTTCCAGACGGGCCTCATTATCAATTATCTTGGGGTACATACCCTAAGTAGTCTTAGGGAGAGAATAGACATGAGTGATAGAAATGCTGACGATATACGCTCGTTACAAACTGATCAAAATGAATTAGAAAAACGTCTATTTAAGTTAAGAGACACTGTCCGTGATATGGAAGAAGAAATCAACAACATCAACATCTATCTTGATATAACTAAAGCTAAGTTAAAATCTTTTGATGGTATAATTGGTTGGATTGTTAAGTTGTTTATAGGTGCTATTTTAGGTGGTATACTTACATTTATTATAAAGGGAGGTTTAGTCTTGTGATTGAAGAACATAAAAAGCTATTACTCCCTACCATTATTAGGGGAGTTCTATACGGACTAATAGTAACGGTGCTATTGGTTAATGTGCCAAGTTTGTTTGGTATAAGACTTTCTTCAGAAGTATACGCTGAAAAGATAACTAAAATGAATGAAATAGAAACTAAAAGGTCTAACGATAGATTTTATGAGCATCAAAGAACAGAAGATGCTTGTGAACTGTAGTTCGGAAATAAAATGATAAGTACTTTATTACCTCTTCTAACTCCTATCATGGGTGACGTGTTAAAACGTATTATACCTGATTCAGATAAAAGAGCAGAGATAGAAAGAGAAACAAAGCTAGCCTTACTAGAGCATGCTGACTCAATAGAGAAGGTACGTGGTGAAATAATACTAGCAGAAGCTTCGTCAGGCAACTGGTTGACTTCTTCTTGGAGACCCCTTCTTATGCTAATCGTTATAGCTATTATAGCTGTCAACTATTTAGTATTCCCTATAATAGCAATCGCTTATCCAGAGATTATGAATAACGTATTAGAATTACCTGATCAACTCTGGAATCTATTAACTCTTGGTGTTGGAGGCTACGTTGTTGGTCGTTCTGGAGAAAAGATGGTAGATAAGTGGACAAACCCAAGTAAAGGAAAATAAATGCTAGGTTACTGTTGGAATAACAAGGATAAACCTTGTAATAAATGTTTTGGGTGCTGGAAACTAGACCCTGCTTCTATATCATTTACTTTTAAATTAAAGAGTGGTACAGTACTAACCTCTATTTGTTTGTTTGATTACTGATGCCAAGTTCACCAGGATATAAAAGAGACTATAAGAGAGAACGTGCTCTACAGCTTAAGTCACCTAAGTCAGACTTAGCGGCTAATCGTTCACGTAAAGCAGCTAGACGTATGTTAGAAAAAGGTGGATTAGTGAAAAAAGGAGACGGTAAAGATGTCGATCATAAGAACCGTAACTCTAAAGATAATTCTGTAAAGAATTTAAGGGTTCAACTTAAAGGCACTAATCGTAGTTTTTCACGTAAAGCAGAAGCAAGTAAGTACAATAAAGGTGGATATGTTGTATGTGGTGCTTCTAACCCAGGTACTCATAAAAGAGGTAAGTAATGGACTTAAAAAAGCACGAGAGTAAACTAGAGGGTATTGGGTACTTTGTGTCTTCTGACCAAGTAGTTACTTCTAGAGGAGACGTTGTAGGTGTTACAGACCCTTATGGTTCTTTTATATGTGATATTAAGGAAATAGTAGACATTGTAAGTCAAATAGAAACTAAAGAAGAGATTAAGTATAAAAGAGCTAGAAACGAAGATGGTCACTTTATAGCAGATGACCCAGAAACTTTAGATATAAATGAAGCATGGGTAAAGGTGTAATATGACAAAAAGAGCCCTCACAGAAAAACAAGAGTTATTCTTAGCTGTTTTATTTGAACAGGCAGAGGGTGATCCTTTAAAAGCAAAGAAACTTGCTGGATACTCCGATAATGTTCCAACTTCATCAGTTACAGCTTCTCTAGTAGACGAGATAGCAGACCTTACTCGTAAGTTTATAGCACAGTCTTCTACTAAGGCTGCATATACAATGTTCAAAGTAATGGGTGATGTAGATATGCTAGGTGCTAAAGAAAAGATGACAGCTGCAAAAGACCTTATGGACAGAGCAGGATTTGTTAAAACAGAAAAGGTAGAAGTATCTACAGCAGAACCTGTATTTATACTACCAGCTAAAAAGAAAGATTAGTATGGCTGATAAGAAACCAAAGAAAGACCCTAGACTAGCTAGAGCAGGTGTATCAGGTTTTAATAAACCTAAAAGAACACCTAACCACCCTAAAAAGTCTCATGTTGTTGTTGCTAAAGTTGGTGACAAGATTAAGACTATTCGTTTTGGTGAGCAAGGAGCTAGCACTGCAGGTAAACCTAAAGCAGGTGAATCTGATAGAATGAAGAAGAAGAGAGCATCATTTAAAGCTAGACATGGCAAGAACATTGCTAAAGGTAAAATGAGTGCCGCTTACTGGGCTGATAAGGCTAAGTGGTAGTATGGCTAGGTTAGATAATACTAAGTTTCATACTCAAGGTTATCTTGTAGCTTCTACAGCTGCAGACGCTAATGCTACAGTATTATATACTTGTCCAAATAACTTTAGTGCTATAGTACGATATCTACACTTAAGTAATAATAGCAACTCAACTAAAAAAGTATATGTTCAATTTTATCATAAAGAAGATAATGCGTATCATTATATAGCTAATGGATTAAGTATGGCAGGTCACTCTGTTAATAACTTAGTTAATGGTGGATTTTTTAACTTACATGCAGGTGATAAAGTAGTAGCATATAGTGAAACTACAAATACTATGGATATTATGATATCTGTTGAAGAGTATTATGACCCTGCTAGAAACATATAATTAGGATAGTAAAATGGCAGCATCTAAAACAAAATCTAAAGTAAATGCATCAGGAAACTATACTAAACCTACAATGCGTAAAAGACTGTTTGCTAAGATCAAGGCAGGAAGCAAAGGTGGGGCAGCAGGTCAATGGTCAGCTCGTAAAGCACAAATGCTTGCTAAGCAATACAAGGCTGCAGGTGGAGGTTATAAGAAATGAAGGCTCCTCAGAAATCACTTAATAAATGGACTAAAGAGAAATGGGGTACTAAGTCAGGTAAACCATCTACTCAAGGCAAAAAAGCTACTGGTGAAAGGTATTTACCTAAAGCAGCTAGAGATGCCTTATCAAGTCAAGAGTACGCAGCAACATCTGCTGCTAAGCGTAAAGGTAAAGCGTCTGGTAAACAGTTCGTTAAACAACCAAAAAAGATAGCAGAAAAAACTGCTAAGTTTAGAGCTAACGAAGGAGGAGTAGTTATGAAAAAAGGTTATCATAAAATGCCAGATGGCACAATAATGAAGGATTCAGATATGAAAAAGACAGGTTATAAACACGGCGGTGTTGTTAAAAAACCAATGTCTAAAGGTATGAAAGCCTTAAAGAAAGCTGCACCAGCTGTAGCTAAAAAGATGGGTTATAAAAAAGGTGGATACGTTATGTGTGGCGCATCCAATCCAGGGACTCAAAAAAGAAGTTCTAAATAACAACTTGACAAACTAATGTGTGTGTGATATAAGATGGCTAGAAAACAAGCCCCTACACTAACTGCTATCCCTATAGATCAATCTTGGAAAATTCCTAAGAGAGGTTTAGACGGGGAGTACTACCCAATAGTAAGAGTAGGTAGGCATATACCTTTTGGATATTCGCAAGACGAAGAAGATAAAGATATACTTCAGCCAATACCTGATCAGCTAGAGATGCTAGAACAAGCTAAAAAGTATTTAAAAGAATATAGTTTAAGACTTGTAGCTAGATGGCTTACAGAGCAATCGGGTAGATATATCTCACATGTAGGATTAAACAAACGTGTCAGCATCGAAGAAAAAAGAAGGTACACGGCCTCAGCCCATAGAGACTATGCAAGGCGTTACCAAGAAGCCAGTGAAAAAGCCCGTGTCATCGAAGAAGAAAGACTCGGTGGAAAAGGTACAAGAAAACTTTACACAGACCCCTGAGGTTACTCCTACTTTTGCTACGCCTAAACCAGAGCCAATAGATGTCAAAAAAGCTCAAGACATTATATTTGCTCCTAATCCTGGTCCTCAGGAAGACTTCCTAGCTTCTAGTGAGCAGGAAGTTTTATATGGTGGGGCAGCAGGTGGTGGTAAATCATATGCAATGGTTGCAGACCCTGTTCGATATTTTAACAACCCTCACTCTAGAGGTCTTCTTGTTAGACGTAGTACAGAAGAATTAAGAGAACTTATTTCAGTATCTAAACAACTATACCCAAAGGCTGTCCCAGGTATTAAGTTTATGGAAAGAGATAAGACTTGGGTAGCACCTAGTGGAGCTACTTTATGGATGTCATATCTTGATAGAGACGATGACGTTATGAGATATCAGGGTCAAGCCTTTAACTGGATAGGGCTCGACGAGCTTACACAATGGCCTTCTCCTTTTGCTTGGAATTATATGAGATCACGTTTACGTGCTACTAGCTCCTCTAAACTACCTCTCTATATGAGAGCAACCACAAACCCAGGTGGCCCAGGTCATTTTTGGGTTAAAAAGACTTTTATAGACCCAGCTCCTGCTAATACATCATTCCATGCTACAGATGAAAACGGTGAGATAATAGCTTGGCCTAAGGGTCACACAAGAGAAGGTGAGCCTTTATTTAAACGTAGGTTTATACCTGCTAATTTATTTAATAACCCATACTTAGCCGAAGACGGTATGTATGAGGCTAATTTGCTATCAATGCCAGAGCATCAACGTAGGCAGTTGTTAGACGGTGACTGGAGTATATCTGAGGGTGCGGCTTTTTCAGAGTTTAACCCTAAAAAGCATGTAGTAGAGCCTTACGAGATACCAAGTAGTTGGGCTAAATTTAGAGCATGTGACTACGGATATGGTTCTATGACAGCAGTACTATGGTTTGCAGTAGCCCCTAGTGAACAAATAGTTATATATAGGGAACTCTACGTAAATAAAACTACTGCTTCTGATTTAGCAGATATGATAATAGAAATAGAAAAAGGTGAAAAGATAAGGTATGGGGTCTTAGATAGTTCTTTGTGGCATAACAGAGGAGACACTGGACCATCATTAGCTGAGCAAATGATTCAAAAAGGATGTAGATGGAGACCATCAGATCGATCTAAAGGATCACGTATTGCAGGTAAAAACGAAATACATAGACGACTACAAATAGATGAGTTTACAGAAGAGCCTAGGATAGTATTCTTTAACACTTGTCGTAACCTAATATCAGAATTACCCTCTCTTCCTCTTGATAAGAATAATCTTGAAGATGTAGATACTAAAAGTCCTATTGATCACGGATATGATGCTTTAAGATACGGATTAATGACTAGACCTAGGTCCTCTCTTTGGGATTATGACCCATCTACACAACGATCAGGCTTTCAAATGTCTGACCCCACCTTTGGCTACTAAGGAATAAACATGGATAAGTACGAAATGGACGAACAAGAACTAGAGACGGTTATGGAAGACTCAGAATCTTCTTACATAGACGATATACCAGAAGGTGAAACATCAGATGAGCCTGTTGGTAAAGTAGTTTCTTATGTTACTGATCGTTTTAAAAGAGCTGAAACAGCTAGATACACAGACGAAGAGCGTTGGGTTAAATCATACCGTAATTATAGGGGTATTTATGGCCCTGATGTAGCTTTTACAAGTACTGAAAAGTCTAGAATCTTTGTTAAAGTTACTAAAACTAAAGTATTAGCGGCTTATGGTCAGTTAGTAGAAGTTTTATTTGGTAATAACAAGTTTCCAATCTCAATAGACCCTACTAGGCTACCTGAAGGTATTGCAGAAGCAATGCATTTTGAGTCTAACCCTGATATGCAGAAAGCAAAAGGTCAAGATAGCTCTGATATTAGCCCAGAGGATGCCAAATTACGCCCAGGAGAGACTATTCCAGACCTTATGGAACGATTAGGTGGATTAGCCGATTCACTGGCTCCAGTGGCCGATATTATGGAGGAAGGTGAAGGTAAAACTGCTACTGAAGTAACCATACATCCTGCAATGGTCGCAGCTAAGAAGATGGAAAAGAAAATACATGACCAATTAGAAGAATCAGGTGCATCTAAGAAACTTAGAACAGCTGCTTTTGAATGTGCTTTGTTTGGCACTGGTGTTATGAAAGGCCCTTTTGCAGTAGATAAAGAATATCCTAACTGGGACGACGAAGGTAACTATAAACCTCGTATTAAAACAATGCCTCAGTGTGATGCTGTGTCTGTTTGGAACTTTTACCCAGACCCTGACGCTAATTCTATGGACGAAGCAGAATATGTAGTAGAACGACATAAAATGTCTAGAACACAAGTACGTTCTCTTAAGAAACGTCCATTCTTTCGTAAGAATGCTGTTGATTTAGCTTTATCGTTTGGGCAGTCTTACTCTAAAGAGTGGTGGGAACAGGCTATGGAAGACGATAGCCAAGAAACAACTACAGAGCGTTATGAGGTCTTAGAGTTTTGGGGTTATGTTGACGCTGATGTTCTTGAAGATCACGATGTAGATATTCCTTCAGAACTTAAAGATGCTGAACAACTTAATTGTAATATTTGGATTTGTAACGGACAGGTAATACGTTTGGTTATGAACCCATTTAGTCCACAGATCATTCCTTATTACGCTGTACCTTACGAAGTAAATCCTTACTCATTCTTTGGGGTGGGTTTAGCAGAGAATATGGACGATACACAAACTCTTATGAACGGTTTTATGCGTATGGCAGTAGATAATGCTGCTTTATCAGGTAACTTATTAATAGAAGTAGATGAAAACAACTTAACTCCAGGTCAAAGCTTAGATATTTATCCAGGGAAAGTTTTCCGAAGAAGCGGTGGAGCTCCTGGTCAAGCTATTTTTGGTACTAAGTTTCCTAACGTATCCAATGAGAATATGCAGATGTTTGATAAGGCTCGTCAGTTGTCTGATGAATCTACTGGCCTACCTAGCTTTGCTCACGGTCAAACAGGTGTCTCAGGTGTTGGACGTACAGCGTCTGGTATATCCATGCTTATGTCAGCAGCTAACGGCTCTGTACGTACAGTAATTAAGAACGTAGACGATTATTTATTAGGACCCCTAGGTAAAGCTTTCTTTTCTTTTAATATGCAATTTGACTTTGATGAAGAGATTAAAGGGGACTTAGAAGTTAAAGCACAAGGTACATCATCTCTAATGGCTAACGAAGTACGTAGTCAACGTCTGATGCAGTTCTTACAAGTTGTACAAAACCCTGCTCTAGCACCTTTTGCTAAAATGGATTATGTTATACGTGAGATTGCTGAGTCAATGGACTTAGATGCTGATAAAGTTGCTAATAGTTTATCTGAAGCAGCAGTGCAAGCTGAGATATTAAGAAAATTCCAAGAAGCTAATCCACCAGAAGTAGACCCTAATGCAGAAGCAGCAGCAATGCAAGCAGCTATGGGTGCTAGTGGTGGAGCCCCTGATGCAGGTGCAATAAATGTAGGTGGTGCTCCAGTTCCAGGAGAGCAAGGCTTTTCAGGAAATACTGGTCAAACACCAATTTAAAAAATAGGAACTCTAATGATTTTAAAACAATTAGTAAACGACAAAGTGTTATATGATGCTTTTCAAAAAGAGTTAGATACACGTATTAACTTTGCATACAAACAAATAGAGCAAAGAGATGAGCCCTTAGAACTCCACAGGTTACAGGGTGAGATAAAAGCGTTACGGAGTCTAAAAATGCTACGTGATAAAATCAATGGTGAGAAAACGGAGACTTTTTAACAATGGATAGTAAGATATATGAAGAAGGTGGTTTAGCTACAGACGGTCTTGATAAAGACCCAGTTTCAGGTAATGATATACCTCCTGGTTCTAATGCTGAGGATGTCAGAGACGATGTGTCTGCTCAGTTATCGTCAGGTGAGTACGTTGTACCTGCTGACGTAGTAAAATACTTTGGTGTAGCTTACTTTGAAAAACTAAGAAATAAAGCTAAAGCAGGATTAGAGGACATGGAAGAAGATGGACGTATGGGTGGTGAGCCTGTAGAAGAAGTCTCTGAGGGAGTGTCAGATGAAGACTTAATAAAACTAGATGGTTATGCAACAGGTGGAATGGTAATGAAAGACTCAGACGTAAACAGTATTATAGATCGAGTAAAGGCAGCCGCTAAGTCTGACCCTTCAGTATCTAATTTATTAAAAGCAAAAGGTATCTACATGAAAGATGATGATGCAGGTCCTAAAGTAAAAGGACAAGCAGGTCCTCGTAAGTTTAATGTAGGAGGTACTACTGATTTAAACGCAACAGGCACAACAAGCAGCTATAACCCTTATACGTATACTCCAGGGTTTTCTGTAGAGTCCGGTACAACTGGTGCAGCTCCTACAGTAGTAGGTGCGCCAGAGATACCTACTCCAGTAGCTCCTATAGATACAACATCTACTCCTGCTCCTATTCAATGCCCAGAAGGTTATGTCTTAGATCCTGCTACAAACTCCTGTGTTCCTGTATCAAAAGGAAGTAGTAGAAAAAGACCACCAGAACATGACCCAGAAGCTTGGATGAAAAAGTACGATTATACAGACCCTGCTGTGCTTATGGAACAATCCTTGGATACTCTTAATATGGGTGAAACCGATGAGGAGCAAAGCTTTTTAGAAAAAGCTGCAGGTGCGGTATCTGGGTTTTTTGATAAAGGTATTTTTGGTAAGATATTTAAAACGCAGAAGCATGCTGAAGTATTAGCTAATGCGGCTGTACTAGATTCACATGGTTATACAGATCAAGCTGCTAAGTTACGTGAAGCTGCAGGTGGATACGCTAAGTCTAACAATTTAAAACTAGGTGGGTTCTTTGACTCAACTACAACTTTAACTAAGATGGCTATGAGTAACTACGGTATGACTGAAATGATGAAAGGCAATCGTATGCCAGGTTCGTCCTCTAAAACACCTAAGGCTGATGAATCTACTTCTTCTACTTCCTCCAGTCCTTTTCTTAAGTCATCTGGTAAGAAGTATCAAGATGCAGGTCTAGGTCTAGCTCGTAAAATGAAAGACTACAGCCCTAGCACTAAAGCTGCTATCCAAACTAAGATAGACAAAGGTGATGCTAGAGGAACATCCTGGAAAGGTGGTAAAGTAGTTGCTAACCAATCTAAACCAGGACAGACGACTTCTAAGAGTACATCTGGGCCTGCAGGCCAAGGCATGCCTTCACCTTCTAAATCTAAATCTGTAGCTGAGCGTAAAGCATCTGCAGCTAAGAAGTATGGTGGTTTAGCTAAAGGCGGTAGAGCTACTGGTGGTTTAGTAGACAGAAAGACTAAGTTAAAAAAGAAAGGTCTAGCTTCTAAACCAACTAAGAAGTAATAACACTAAAGGTGGGGTGAACAGCCCTCATCAACTCCTAAATAACTAAGGCCACTCAGCTACGGCTGACCCCAACATAAATAAAAGGATATATAACATGGCTCAAGAAGTTGTAAAAAATGTAGATACTAAAGAAACAATGATTTCAAGAGGTACTAATTACGCAATCAAACAATCTCGTATGAAAAAAGATGAAGAAGAACTAAAAGCTTTAATGTCTGAGCACACAGGCGATGAAGCAGAAGAAACTATAGAAGATGAAGAAGAAAACACTAATGATGTTGAAGAAACTACAGAAAAGTCTGAAGTAAAAGAAAAACAAACTGAATCAGAAGAAAAAGATGAATCTGATGAGGGTCTAAGTAGAGAAGAAAAGTCATTTAAAAAGCGTTATGGTGATCTCCGTCGACATATGGCTGAAAAAGAAAAAGAATGGAAAGAGTCACTAGAAGAACACAATAATAGTATTTCTCTTAGGGCTCCTACTTCCGATGAAGATATTGAAGCATGGGCAGAAAAGTACCCAGATGTAGCAGCTATAGTTGAAACTATTGCTTCTAAAAAAGCAGATGAAAAGTTTGCAGTAGCAGAAGAAAGACTACGTGAATTTGATGAAGCAGCTTATGAAGCTGAAAGAACTAAAGCTGAAATAACTATACGTAAATCACATGCAGACTTTGATGAGTTACGTGATTCAGACAAGTTCCATGATTGGGTAGAAAGTCAACCTAAGTGGGTACGTGACGCTTTATACGAAAACTCAGATGATGCAGCAAGTGTTGTAAGGGTTATTGACTTATATAAAGTAGACAACGGTATGACTATTGCAGCTAAGAAAAAGGCAAGTAAAGATGCAGCTAAAACTGTTTCTAAAAGGTCTACACCTGCTGTTGATAGCGAAGGTTCAGCTTCAATGATAAAAGAATCAGAAGTAGCTAAGATGTCCGATAGGGACTTTGAAGAAAACTACGATAAAATACAAAAGGCTATGTCAAGTGGTAAGTTTATTTATGACGTATCAGGCAAAGCTAGATAATACCGACATGCTTAAATAAGTGCTTGACAGACAAGTATAAGTATGGTATAACTGTTGGTGTCCTACTAGGGCATCTTCGAGGACTCTTACTGAGTCTTTAGAACACTAATAAATCTTTAAGAATTACCTGACAATAAAGGCCCTCTTAGTAAAGCTGGCAAGTAGACCTAAGAGCACCCTTGAAAACTCAGCCCCTTATCCAGATTGATTAGGTTCTCTTAACCGAGATACAACTACGTATCTTATTTATTAAGCCAACCATCAAAAAGGATATTAATCATGGCTTTTGCATCCGCAAGCGGATATACAAACTTACCGAATGGTAACTTTAGTTCCGTAATTTATTCTAAAAAAGTACAACTTGCATTCCGCAAGTCCACAGTATGTGGCGACATCACTAACTCTGACTATTTCGGAGAGATTGCTTCACAAGGCGATACAGTGAAAATTATAAAAGAGCCTGAGGTAAGCGTATCAGCTTATGCTCGTGGTACAACTATTGCTGCTCAAGATTTAGCAGACGCAGACTTCTCACTCGTTGTAGACAAAGCTAATTACTTTGCTTTCAAGATTGATGATATCGAAGAAGCACACTCACATGTAAACTTCATGGACTTAGCTACAAACCGTGCGGCTTTCCGCTTGGCTGATCAGCATGACCAAGAAGTATTGGGTTACTTAACTGGTTACAAACAAGCTGCGTTACACGCTAATGCAGGTACAGTAAACAACGTAGTAAATGGTACTAAAGCTAATACAGCTGCTGGTTCAGACGAATTACTTGCAGCTAACAAGCTGAAAAAAGGTGACTTCGGAAACATTACTACAACTTCAGCAGGTGATCATTCGATCCCAGTTGCAGCTCGTTTACCAGGAGCAACTGCTCTACCGACAGCATATGTATCACCAGCAATGTTGATAGCACGTATGGGTCGTTTGTTAGACCAAAACCAAGTGGATACTGCAGGTAGATGGCTTGTAATCGATCCTGTGTTTATGGAAGTTCTTCGTGATGAAGATTCTCGCCTATTTAACGCAGACTTCGGTGAATCAGGTGGACTACGTAATGGTCTAGTCTTGAACAACTTCCACGGTTTCCGTGTGTATACTTCAAGTAACTTACCATCAGTAGGTACTGGTGCAGGTACAACAGGTACAGCTAACCAAAATGTTAACTACGGTGCTATCGTAGCTGGACATGATTCAGCTGTAGCAACTGCAGAACAAATCAATAAAACAGAAACATATCGTGACCCAGATTCATTCGCTGACATCTGTCGTGGTATGCACCTTTACGGACGTAAGATTTTACGCCCAGAGGCATTGATTACAGCTAAATACAACTTAGCATAATAAAATACTTTAAGGGGGCTGACTTAGTGTTAGCCCCTTTATATACATTTAATTTGAAAGTAACTGGAATATGCCATACACATACTTAGATATAACAAATGAGGTTATTTCTCGCTTCAATGAAGTAGTTTTATCTGAAGGTGGTTTTGCTACAGCTAGGGGTTTCCAAATTCAATGTAAGAATGCAGTTAATGATGCTATTGACTATATAAACACTAGTGAGTTTAGTTGGCCTTATAAACATGCAATTAAAACAGATACATTAATAGCTGGTACTACAAGGTACACACCTCCTACAACTTCTAAACACGTAGACTATGATACATTTCGTTTAGTCAAAGATGATAGTTTAGGTGTAACTGGGGGTAAACTAGAATTAATAGATTACAAAGACTACTTAGGTAGGTATGTTGATCAAGAAGATACTATCGGTGTAGGTTCAGTACCTCGTTATGTATTTAGAACACCAGATAATAACTACGGTTTATATCCTTACCCAGATAAAGCATACTCTTTAAGATACGAATACTACAAGTATGGAACTCCTTTAGCCAATGCAGATGATGTGCCTATAATACCAGAACAATATAGGTCTGTTATTGTAGATGGTGCTACTGCTTATGGTTATCAGTATCGTGGTGAAACACAACAACATCAGTTAAACTTTCAAAGATTTGAAGCTGGTATAAAAAACATGAGAATCTTACTTGGAAATAGAACAGACTACATCTATTCAACAGTATTAAGCTAGGTTAAATAATGGCAGATGAATCAGGACTTAATCCATTTGTGTTTCCTTGTAAAGGTGGCTTAGTTTTAGACCGTTCTACTTTTAACATGGAAGCTGGAATGGCTTTAGAGTTACAAAACTTTGAAGCTGATCTTACTGGTGGTTACAGGCGTATTAACGGTTATAACAAGTGGAATAGTAATATAGTTCCACAAACGGCGTCTTCTATTGAGCCAGTGCTAATGTCAGCTTACTTTGCAGGTAACGATAAAGTTATAGCTGCAAGAGGTGAGAAGATATACGAAGCATCAAGTGGTAGTGGTGCTTGGACACAAATAGATACTGGTAGAACTAACGCAAACAAATACACTTTCTTTAGGTATAACTTTAATAACACTCCTCATATTATATGGGCAGATGGTGCTAACAACGCAACAAAGTATGACGGTACTACACTAACAGATATCAGTGGTACAAATGCACCTGCTAATCCTAAGTATGTTACATCGTTTAAAAATACTATGTTCTTTGCAGGTATGTCAGCTACACCACAAGAGATGGTATTTACTGCTCCATACACAGACAATGATTTTAATGTGGCTAACGGCGCAGGTTCTATAAAAGTAGATGATACTATAACTGGTATCTTTCCTTTCCGTGATACATTAATTATCTTCTGTGAAGAACGTATCTTTAGGCTTGTTGGTAATACTGTAGCTGATTTTCAGTTACAACCTGTATCTCGTAATGTTGGTTGTATTAATGGCTCAACAATAAAAGAATTTGCTGGTGACATAATTTTCTTAAGTCGTGATGGATTACGTACTGTTGCTGGTACAGAGAAGATTGGTGATGTTGAACTAGGTACTATATCTGCCCCTGTACATGAGTTATTTTCAGTATATACAGATGTAGATGAGTTTGAAGCAGTAGTAGTACCAGATAAAACACAGTACAGAATATTCTTCGTAAACAACAGTGCTAGATCAAGAGCTGCAACTAAAGGTGTTATAGCCTACAGAGGTGCAGAGGGTTACACGTACAGTGAACTACTGGGTATACAACCATCTTGCACAGACTCTTTAAGTGAACAGGGTTCTATCTTTGTATTACATGGTGGCTTTGATGGTTACGTATACAGGCAAGAACAAGGTAGTACTTTTGATGGGGAGACTATTATAGGTCGTTACAGATCACCTGACTTAACTATGGGTGATGCTGGTATAAGGAAAAACTTCCAACGTGTAATAATTAATTATGCACCTAAAGGTACAGTAAACGCAGACTTGTTTTTACGTTATGACTATGAAGACCCTAACATACCAAGACCTGCAGCGTACCCTTTTGATAGTACTAAGGTCGTTGCCATATATGGTGCATCTGCTTATGGTACAGCTACATACGGCGGTCAATCACAACCACTTGTAAGGCAAGCAGTAGAAGGTAGTGGGTTTGCTGTAGCATTAAGGGTTGTTGATAATGGAGTTTCAGAACCTTACTCACTAAAAGGGTTTCAGCTAGAATTTGACGCTTCGGCACGTCGATAGGAGAAAGATTAAATGGCAGGTTACACAAGACAGTCCACATACACCGATGGCGATATTATCAATGCGGCAGACTCTAATGACGAGTACAATCAGTTATTAGCTGCTTTTAGAAATACTACTGGTCACAAGCATGACGGTACAGCGGCAGAAGGCCCTGTCATTGGATTAATTGGTGATCCCGGTGTTACTACTCCATTAAACAAAGTTGTAGTAAATGATACAGATAACCGTGTTGGTGTCTTTGTTGATGTAGGTTCTAGTTCAGTTGAGCAGTTACGCATACAAGATGGTGTAATAGTTCCTGTAACTAACAATGACATTGACCTAGGTACTAACTCTATTAAGTTTAAAGATGGTTACTTTGCAGGTAACTTAACTGTAGATGGTGATATTACACTAGGTGGAGACATTACTTTAGGTGATGCAGACACAGACAGTATCACACTAGGTGCTGAAGTAAACTCTCATGTTATTCCTAATATAGATGGTACGTATGACTTAGGTTCATCTACTAAAGAGTGGCGTAACCTTTACCTTGATGGTACAGCTAACATAGATAGTTTAGTAGCTGATACAGCAGACATCAATGGTGGTACTATAGATGGTGTTACTATTGCTACATCAAATATTACAGTAGGCTCAGGTAAAACACTTAACGTATCTGCAGGTACACTAACTCTAGCAGATAACCAAATCTCAGGTGATAAAGTTGAAGGTGGCACAATCAATGCTGTCACTGTAAATACCTTAGACTTTGGTACATTATCTGATGGTACTATAAGTGTAACAGCTTTTGCTGATGAAGATGATATGACATCTAACTCAGCTACACTTGTACCTACACAGCAGTCGGTTAAAGCTTATGTAGATACACAGATAGCTACTGTACCCATCGGTGACATTACATCGGTAGTTGCAGGTACAGGTCTTACTGGTGGTGGCACAATAGGTGACGTTACAGTAAACATAGACTCAACTGTAGCTACACTTACAGGCACACAGACACTAACAAATAAAACACTTACATCTCCAGCAGTAAATACTGCAACAGTAGTAGGTGGTACAATAAACAATGCAGTCATAGGTGGATCAACACCTGCGGCTATTACAGGTACTACAGTTACAGCATCAACTAACTTTGTAGGTGATATAACTGGTGATGTTACAGGTACTGTCTCATCTCTAAGCAACCACGATACTGCAGACTTAGCTGAAGGTACAAATCTGTACTATACACAAGCTAGATTTGATACAGCCTTTAGTGGTAAGAGTACTACTAACTTATCTGAAGGTACTAACCTTTACTATACTGATGCTAGGTTTAACACTGCATTTGGAAATAAAACAACTTCTGACTTGACAGAAAACACTAATCTGTATTATACTGATGCAAGGGCTAATACAGCAATCGATGCAAGAGTAACCCAAACCTTTGTAAATAACTTAAACGTAGACGCTGCAACACTAGGTGGAGATAGTAAAGCTACTCTCTTAGCTACAGCAGAATCTAATGCTCTTGCTCTTTCAATAGCTCTAGGATAATAAACAATGGCAAATACATTCAAAAATTATACAAGCGCATCGGTTGGTACGGGTGCTACAACTACATATACAGTACCAAGTTCAACTACATCAGTGATGATTGGTTGTAACTTAGCAAATAGAACAACGTCACAGATCAAAGTCGATGTACAAGCGGCAGGTGTTTACCTCGTTAAGGATGTGCCAATACCCAGCGGATCATCTCTTTCAGTCTTAGACGGTAAGGTCATCTTAGAAACTACTGACACTGTAATAGTAACATCGGATACAGCATCAAGTTGTGACGTAATTGTGAGTGTACTGGAACAAACATAAGGAGAAAATTATGGGTAACCCATTTAAGTCATTAGACACAAACCCTACAGGATTAGTTAGAAACTGGTTATCTGTAACACCTGCTGATGGTGCAGACAACGTAGGTACTGATAATGTAGCTATAGGTCTTTATATAACTGTAGCAGGTGATGTTACATTTACAGATGTTGACGGACTAGACATTACAGTAACAGTACCTGCTAACTTCATACTTACGTGTTCAGTAGCTAGAGTCAAAGCAACAGGTACTACAGCGACAGGTATCTTTGCATTAATCTCTGCTTAAGGATATTTAAATGCCAACTATAAGTTTATCAGTATCGTTACGTTCTCATCTAAGGTCTTCTGGGTCGTC